ATCATGCACAATGCGGCACACGACTTGCTGTGGCTGTGGGAATCAGGGTTCAAGTATGATGGTCCTGTGTTTGATACAATGCTAGGCGAGTATGTCTTGCAACGTGGCAACAAGCAACCATTATCACTAGAAGCATGTGCTGAAAGATATGAGTTAGATACTAAGAAACAGGATACCTTGAAAGAATACTTCAAGCAGGGTGTAGGTGTTGACGAGATACCACCTGATGAGTTATCTTCTTATCTGTCAGCAGACTTACATGCAACACAGCAGTTATCAGATAGGTTAACCAAACGTTTGATGACTACGGATTCATCTCTGATGGAGTGTGTTGTATTAACTAACAGAGTTTGTGTTACTCTTGCTCACATATATAACACAGGCTTTGCAGTAGATGTAGCCAAACTAGATGAAGTTAAGACACAGTTTGAGACAGAGAAGGTTGATATAGAAAAGCGACTACAGGTTCAGATACGTAACCTAATGGGAGACACACCTATAAATCTTAATAGTCCAGAGCAAATGTCTTGGGTTATCTACAGCAGAAAACCACACGACAAAACTATGTGGGCAAATGCTTTTACTCCTTACATGAGTAAGCAACACTTCAACGAGGTTGTATCTGACAATTCAGATATAGTATTCAAAACAAAAGCTGTCTCATGCAGAGAATGTAATGGCACAGGTCAGATAAGAAAGGTAAGAAAGAATGGAGTACTCTACAGTAATACAAATAAGTGCTTACGTTGTTCTGCTCATGGCTATCTTCTTGACCCCACTAAGATAGTTGCAGGGTTGAAGTTTAAAGCACCAAGTTCTAAGTGGATATCTGCTAATGGATTTGGTGTATCTAAGACGAATCTAGATATGTTGCAGAGCATGGCTAAACGTGTCAACATGACTGATGCTGTCAATTTCTTGACAGATGTCAAACGTTTATCTGCTTTGGATTCATACCTAAGTTCTTTTGTAGAGGGTATCAAGGCACACGTTAAATCAGATGGTAAGCTTCATGTGAGATTATTACAGCACAGGACAGCGACAGGTAGGTTTAGTGGTGCTGACCCTAATATGCAGAATATGCCTAGAGGTGGTACGTTTCCTGTTAAGAAGGTATTTGTATCACGTTGGAAGGGTGGCAAGATACTTGAAGCTGACTTTGCACAGCTAGAGTTTCGAGCTGCGGCATATTTATCACAAGATAAGGTGGCAATGGATGAAGTTTCTACAGGGTTTGATGTTCACTCGTATACGTCTAAAGTTATTACAGATGCAGGTCAACCGACTTCTAGGCAGGATGCGAAAGCACACACATTCGCACCACTCTACGGAGCAACAGGCTTTGGCAGAAGTAAAGCAGAAGCAGAGTACTATGAACACTTTACCAAAAAGTACACAGGTATCAAAGCTTGGCACTCCAGATTGGCTAAAGAAGCTTTAGAGACAGGCAAGATATCTACACCATCAGGCAGAGAGTTTTCTTTTCCTGATGTACAACGAAGAATGAACGGCACAGTAAGCTTCTTTACACAGATAAAGAACTATCCTGTACAAAGCTTTGCGACTGCCGACATAGTTCCCATCGTACTTATACAGATGGAGAACTTATTAACCAACTACAAATCGTGTATTGTTAATTCAGTACACGATTCTGTGGTGGTTGATATACACCCTGATGAGATAACACAAGTGTTATACCTCATCAAACTACTCAACAGTAGTCTCCAATCTATTGTTGAGAAACAGTTTAATATCGAGTTCAATGTACCATTATTACTTGAAGCAAAAATAGGTGATAATTGGCTTGACACGAAAGATGTTAGCTGATATAACTATGAAACATTTGACTCACAGAAAGGAGCAATACATATGGAAAATAATAATTTAGTAACGATTGATACAAATAACTACGAAGCTATGGCTAAAGCAATGGGGATAGCAGGTGAAGGTACTAAGGCTTCAGATAGTAAGAAGACTCAACAGCTACCACGTTTCAGAATAAATCATTCAGCAATCATGGGTGAGACCAAGATGAATGGTAAGAATGTAAACGTAGAGGTAGTTGAAGGTGGTACTTATAAGCTTGAGATACCTGATGGTGATACTTACTACAGTAAGACTGCCAAGATAAGACCTTTCATGCAAAGGTATATGTATAAGAGGTTCGTTAAGAATATGAACGCAAAGATGGGTGAGCCTATGGGCATCTATCATAAGACTGTTATGGCAGATTCACTTAACCTAGATTTAAAAGATAATCAAGGTGGGTTTAACTGTGGTAAACCAGCAGGTTATATTCAAGACTTCAAAGCATTGCCTGAGAAGACTCAAGACTTAATCAAGCAGATTAAAAGAGTACGTGTTATCTTTGGTATGGTTGATTTACTTGACCCATGTAATAACAAGGGTGAAAAGATAGCCTTTGAATCTACACCATTCATATGGGAGATAGATAATAGAGATGCTTTCAAAACTGTAGGTCAACCTTTTACTAAGTTGGCACAGTTGAAGAGACTTCCTGTTCAGCATAGCATAGCATTAGAGACTGAAGAACGTAAGTTACCTAATGGTAATGTGTTCTATCTACCTGTATCTACACTTGATGTAGCCAATAAGATTGACTTGACTGATGAAGACCAAGTTATCTTTGGTGATTTCATGTCATGGATACAGAACTATAATCAGTATATAGTTAGTGAGTGGGATTCTAATGTAGGTGGTAGTGCAGATGCAGACATGAAAGATATAGTTGAAGACTTTATCGAAGTGGATGCAAGCTAATGAATCACCGTGCTGAATTGGCGATACATAAGTTACTAGAAGATATACTTGCTTCCAAGAAGCAGATGTCAATGGAGACTATTGAAGGTGTAGCATCTGATGTAAAGGATGCTATGGTTCGTCAGTTCGGAACAAAGAATGACAGAGGGGATTTTAAACTGCGTATGTCTAACATAGGTAGACCCTCTTGTCAGCTTTGGTTTGATAAGAACCACCCTGAGAAAGCATTACCAAAAGGTAATAGTTTTCTAATGACAATGATGATTGGTGATATAGTCGAAGCTATCTTCAAGGGTTTATTGAAGGAAGCTAAGATAGATTATCAAGATAGTGAAGAGGTTACGTTGCCACTAAAGAATGGTGTTAACGTAAAAGGAACTTATGACCTTGTACTTGACGATTGTGTGGATGATATAAAGTCTGCATCTGATTGGTCATACAAGAATAAGTTTGCTTCATTTGAATCAGTAGCTAATGGAGATAGCTTTGGTTACGTAGGTCAACTCGTTGGGTATGCGAAAGCAAGTGGTAAAAACATAGGTGGTTGGTGGGTAGTGAACAAGTCTAATGGACAATTCAAATACGTATCAGCAGGAAATGCAGACACCACTCATGTCTTAGATAACATCGAGAAGACCATTGAACTAGCCAATGCTAAAGAGTTAGTGAGGTGTTTTGAGCCTGAAGAAGAAACCTTTAGAGGTAAAGCTACAGGTAATCTTGTTCTTAATAAGAACTGCACCTTCTGTGACTTTAGATATAGTTGTTGGGATACTCTACAAGAGTTACCTGCACAGAAGTCGCAAGCTAAAGAACCTAAGATGGTTCAATATGTTAAGCTAGGAAAGGAGAAAATAGCATGAGTAAATCATTAGATGAATAAAAATCTGACATCGAAGAGATGGAGAAGCAACTAGCAGAAGCAAAGAAGCAGTATCGTGATATGCGTACAGCAGGTTTGCGTGATGCTATGGAAGCTAGAAAAGTAGCTGAAGAAGCTGTAAAGGAAGAGTTAAAGAACTTAGGTTATCAGACTTCTTATAGTCCTTTTACAGGAATAACGTGGCGAAACTTTTAAGTGTCTCCTCATAAGGCATATCGTGCAGCCTTAAAGCATGGGTATAGGAGTGGACTAGAGCATAAGGTATCTGTTTATCTTACGGCACGTAAACATAAGTATGGTTACGAGTGTCTTAAGATTGAGTGGGAAGACTTAGCCTACCGAACCTATACCCCTGACTTCATATTAAACAATGGTATTATCATTGAGACAAAGGGAAGGTTTCTTGCAGGAGATAGACGTAAACATCTAGCTGTTAAGAAGCAACATCCAAGATTAGATATCAGATTTGTCTTTGAGAATAGCAGACGTAAGCTAAGTAAAGGTGCTAAGTCTACATATGGACAGTGGTGTGACAAGCATGGATTTAGATACTATGACAGGATAATACCTGAAGATTGGTTGAAAGAAAAAGGTAAGAATAAGCACCCTACTATAATTAAATTTACAGGTAAAAAAGTAAGGAGATTAAAATGATTAATGATAGATACTTAGAAGACGAAGACTTTGTTATACAAATAAAACCACACATAGATAGTAAGGGGTGGACAGGTGATGTGTCTCTTAGTATCATGGTAGGTAAAAAGAATCCATTAAATGATGATGACTTTGAAGCTATGTTAAACTTTACTAGGCAGATATGTGCTACTGTTCCCTTGATGGAGCAGAATAAAATCTTCAGAGATGCAGTTGAAGAAGAAGCTAACAAGCATCTACCTATAGAAGATGTGTTTGATATACCTGATAAGAAGAATGATAGTCGAGTCACAGAAATAGATGATAATATAATACACATTTCTTTTGGTAAAGATGAGACTAAGCATTGACAATGGCACAAGAAGCATATATAAAAGATATGAGACATATTGAATATATGAAATATATGGCAGAAAAGGAGAAACAGGCTATGGCACAATCAGACAATACAGAGATGCAAGATATGGTTAATAGTCCTATTCATTATAACAAAGCAGGTATTGAAACTATTGATGCCTTAGAAGCTATGTTAGTTGATGGGTTTGATTATTACTTACAGGGTAACATAGTTAAATACCTATGGAGATTTAGATACAAGAATGGTGTGGAAGACCTCAAGAAAGCACAGTGGTATCTGAATAAACTCATTGAGGTTCACGATGATAAAAGTTAAGATAATGATGACAGTATCAGTAGACCCTGAAGAGTATGCTGTACCTGCCGATGGCATGGTAAGCGAAGAGATTGAAGAATATGTAAGAGAAGCCTTCCATGAAATAGAAGGTGTTAAGATTAAGAATATGAAACTAGTTAGTGAGGAGACATAAATGATACAGAACTATTTACCTACCGACTACCAAAACTTTATAGCACTCTCTCGCTATGCACGGTGGAAGGATGACGAACAACGTAGAGAGAATTGGGGAGAGACTGTTGATAGATACTTTGACTATATGAATAATCATCTAGTTAAGAACTATAATTATACAGTCAGTAAAGCTTTAAAAGAGAAGCTTACAGAGCAGATAATGTCTCTAGGTGTAATGCCTAGCATGAGAGCCTTAATGACAGCAGGACCTGCCTTAGACAGGTGTCATGTGGGTGGTTATAATTGTAGCTACATACCTGTAGATAGTCCTCGTTCCTTTGACGAGTGTATGTACATACTTATGTGTGGCACAGGTGTTGGATTCTCTGTAGAACGTGAGAATGTAGACAAGCTACCTATAGTCAATGAACACTTTGAGGATAGCACTACTATCATAACTGTTGGTGACAGCAGACCCGGATGGGCAAAGGCATTGAGAGAACTTATTGCTATGTTGTACGTAGGACAAGTGCCTACATGGGATATATCACAGGTTAGACCAGCAGGTGCAAGGCTTAAGACATTTGGTGGTAGAGCATCAGGACCTGCACCATTAGTTGAGTTGTTTCAGTTCTGCATACAGAAGTTTAAAGGTGCTAAAGGTAGAAGACTATTTCCTATTGAGTGTCACGACATCATGTGTAAGATTGGTGAAGTAGTAGTTGTGGGTGGTGTACGTAGGTCTGCTCTTATATCTTTGTCTAACTTAGGTGATGACCAAATGCGTCATGCTAAGTCAGGTCAATGGTGGGAGAACGAAGGTCAAAGAGCATTAGCCAATAACTCTGTAGCATTTAAAGGTAAGCCTGAGATGGGTACATTCATGCGAGAGTGGACATCTTTGTATGAATCTAAGTCAGGGGAACGTGGTATATTTAATCGCAAGGCCGCTAAAGTTAAGGCACTTGAGAATGGCAGACGCAATGCTGACCATTACTTCGGCTGTAATCCATGTAGTGAGATTATACTTAGACCCTATCAGTTCTGTAATCTTACAGAGGTAGTATGTAGAGCCACAGATGACCTAGTATCCTTAAAAGAAAAGGTACGTATGGCTACTGTGCTTGGTACTTTTCAGTCTACTCTTACTAACTTTAAGTATTTACGTAAGGTATGGAAGGATAATACAGAAGAAGAAAGACTATTAGGAGTTTCCCTAACAGGTATTCTTGACTGCCCTATATGGACAGAAGAAGTATTAGAGATACTACGAGATGTAGCAGTAGAAACTAATAAGAAGATTGCTAAAGATTTAGGCATACCACAGTCAACTGCTATAACTTGTGTCAAACCTAGTGGTACAGTTAGTCAATTAGTTGACAGTGCTTCAGGTATACATGCTAGACATAATGACTACTACATCAGGACTGTACGTGGTGATAACAAAGACCCACTCACACAGTTTATGAAGGATAGTGGCATACCTAGTGAGCCTGATGTTATGAAGCCTGACAGCACAACTGTGTTTAGCTTTCCTATGAAGTCACCTTCAGGTGCTATCACTAGAACAGCTATGTCAGCTATTGAACAGCTAGAGTATTGGCTTATGTTTCAAAGGCATTGGTGTGAGCATAAGCCTTCTGTAACTGTATCTGTTAAGGAAGATGAGTGGATGAGAGTTGGAGCATGGGTATATGATAACTTTGATGAAGTATCATGTATATCTTTCCTGCCCTTCAGTGACCATACATATGCTCAAGCACCCTATCAAGATATAGAAAGAGAAGAATACTTAGAGTTAAAACAAGTTATGCCTAAGTCTATTGATTGGTCTAAGTTAGCAGACTATGAGAAGGAAGATACAACTAGTGGTGGTAGAGAACTAGCTTGCACAGCAGATGCGTGTGAGATGGTTGACATACAGGCTAGTTAATGATAGAAGATACAGTACAACTAATATGGTGGCAGTGGTGGTTACTCATTGCCATCAGCATAAATACGACAATAAACTTAATTGTTTTCTTCAAGGGTAGGAAGCTACACATAAGAGAACTATTACATCTTAAACCCAAAGCGAAAGGAGTTGCTCATGGAAAACCTAGCACCAAGTAAAGAAGACAGAAAAAAGTTTGACATAGACCTAGAATATGGTAAAGTAAGGGAACAATTTGTAGCAGACATGTTACAAGATAAGAAGATAGAAGTAAAAAGTGAAAGAGATAAGTGGCAAAAGACAGGTAACATAGCTATAGAGTATCAGTCATATGGAAAGCCTAGTGGTATCAATGCAACAGAAGCCGACTATTGGTTTCATAATCTATGCATAGGTAAAGACGTATTCTGCACACTAGTATTTAGTGTAGATAATCTCAAGAAGCTAATCAATGGATTAGACTACAAGAGAAGTGTATCAGGGGGAGACCACAACGCATCAAGAATGTATTTACTAAAACTTGATAAGTTGTTTTCGTCTGACGTTTTAAAAACATTTAAAGGAGAAAGTTAATGAGAGAGATGATATTACAAGCATTAAAGAGTAAGATATCAGGACAGATAAATGGTCACATAGCTAATATAGAAGCGATGATGACTAATCCTGTGGGTATAGGAGACCATCCTACTATCGTAGAGACTATAGAAAAAGAACTAGGTGCTCTAGAACATGAGAATGGTAAACTAAATAACCTAGTAAGGTTTTTTGAAAGGAGACAAGAGGATGCAAAAGCAGAAGAAGAAACGAAATCCAAATCTAAGTAAGTATGATGCTCCCTTGAGAATACAATTCGACAGGGGGTTCAATGCCTTTAAGGGTAAGCAGTATGTGAGAAACATTAATGGAGCAAGAATTATAGCAACTGAAAGTCCATACAATATAAACACTATGCAATATAGAGAGTGGCAACGAGGTTATAATTCTGCATATGCACAGCAATTAAAGAAGGTGAAGAATGTTGAAGCTAGAAGAAGAAGCGAAGAAGTTCATGCAGGATAACTTAGTTATAAAAGAAGTAATGACTGCTGATTTCTACGAAGCACGTGCAGGACAGACTGCTATCTTTCCAAAAGAAAAAGCCTTAGAGTATTTAGCTCTAGGCTTGACTAGTGAAGCAGGTGAGGTAGCAGGTAAAGTTAAGAAGATAATACGTGATGGCAAAGGAAACAAAGAAGCCATAGCCTATGAGATAGGTGATGTTCTTTGGTACTGTGCTGTATTAGCTAGTGAGTTGGGTGTCAGTTTAAATACTATTATGAAAAAGAACTTAGAGAAATTGCATGATAGGAAAGAACGTGGTACACTTGCAGGTTCAGGAGATGACAGATAAATTATTGGTAAGGCTTAACTAAAGCCTTGCCTAATATCTTTCCCATAAGAAAATGATTCTTATCAGGCTCTTCTTCTTGCATTTGCATTACAGTCTTGCCATACTTACCCATATAAAATTCATCAGCTAAAGCTCTTTTCTCTTCAGTCAGTTTAATATACTCGGCTCTATCAAAAGGTGTATAGCTTTTACCTTTAGCTTTCTCTTCCCCCATAGCAACTGCTTTAGCTACAGTCTTCGCTAACTTTCTATACTTAGCTAACTTATTCTTAAATGCTATTCTTTGTTTTACTTTAGACAAGCCTTGATAATATTCAGTATCTAATTCTCTAGGTAAATATTTCTCTACGTATTGACCCATAAATCTTTTAACGTATGAGTCTGCTTTCTTATCACCTGTAGATGGTAACACATCCCAATTCTGCATGTTAAATTTAACTAACTCTTGCTCTACAGGATTACGCACTTGCTCTTTTCGTAGACCAGTTAGCTGTGAACCTATTGTGCTTTGTCTAATAATAGGACCTTCACGTGTAGCTGATTCTGCTATAGGCAATGACCTTTGAGATAAATCTGTACCAAAGATAGCTTGTCCTGTAGCATCAGTTAGACCTGCTAAGAAAGGCATGTTTCTAGTAGCTGCTTTTTTAAATGAATCTAGACCTCTTTCAACACCACCAAATCCTTCTATCTGTTTAGCACTTCTTACATAGGCGGCTTCTACATCAAAAGCTGCTTCAATATCTGTTATCATTTTGATAGGAGTAAACGCACCACCAACTAATTCACCTAGATAACCTGACATATATTCAGATATCTTTTCTCCTTTGATACTATCAATGCCTTCTTCACTACCTATAGTCTGATATAAACTATCTATTAAATAGGATGCAGAACCACCTCTAAACATAGCACCTGTGTATCCTTCAAGTATTTCTTTACCTGTTAGACCTGAGAAACCATCATTCTGAAACTGAACCATTAACTCACCCACTAATAAGTAAGGTGCTAATGGAAAGAATGGTCTTAAGTCTACCGTTCTACCATCATCTGACTTAGCTTCATACCATTTTGTACCATCTTTATTATCATAAGCATCTTTACGAGTCTTGTAAGCCGCAAACCAAGCTGCACTACCTACGATACCTCTAGACATTTGCTCTCTAGCTTGGTTTAATTGTCTTGCACCTAAGTCTTTCATGTCTTGGTCTTTTTTTAATACATTAAATATACCCCTACGACCTGTATTAATGGCTGCTAATACACTACCGGGTTGATATTGCAAGTTAAACTGCATAGCATTGACCATAAATCTAGCATAAGGAAAAGCACCTGTACCTAGTGGTATTCCTACGGCTCCGGGCAAAGGACCTAAAGCTTCATTAAGTTTTACAAAGACACTACCTAATGCATCACCTGTTTTACCACCACCTTTTCGTGGCTCACGAGAGAATGTAAAGTACAATGCATCTTCTGTTGCTTGTTGTAATTGTTTTGTAGGCAATGGTCTGCCATCAGCAACTACTTCTCTTACGTTAGTTCCCATTCTTCTTAATTGTTTATCTAAGGATGCAGTAAACACAGCACGTCTAAACATCTTATCCTGTGCCATGTTCAATCCGTTGAGCCATCTAGTTGTTTTAGATAGAGATTGATTACCTGTTACTTCTTGCATAGACCTATCTATCTGACGTAATAGAGCAGGGTTATATTTAAGTAAGGATTCAGTTAATTCTTTGGACTCAAAGCCATCTATGGTACGTAGTAGTGTATCAAAGGTATCATAGTATATATCTTTCATACCTTTCCACGTTCCTGCGGCACTGAACTCACCTTTACCTGCACTCTGTAATCCTCTACCTATATTATAAATAGATGATTCAACTAGGTTAGCACCACCCTCTATACCCACTCTCATTACACCTGTAGCTACGTTACGAACTGTAGTTGCTACCTGTGTAACCATTAAAGCTCTACGTTCACGGTCAAGTCTTAGCATGAAGTCATATGCATTACCCATAACACTAGTGGTCGCATCGTTCTTTCCAAACTTCTTATCAAACTCTTTGACAAGTTCAGGGTCTGATTCACGCAATCCTTTTATAAACTTACCTAATGGACTAGCTGTAGTAAGAGTCTTACCAGCATCACTAATAGATGTCATAGTTATTTTAGCAAACTGTTCTTGACTTAATCCAGCACGAGCCAACGCACCATCTAATACTTCTTGGTCTACTATCTTTATACCTTCAGCATTTAGATTAGCAAGTATTTCTGCTATAGCAGTCGATGCATTTTTAGTACCATCTAAATAATCCTTCATAAAGGCTTCTGCTTGTTCACCCTTATCTTTAGATATAGATTTAAATACGTCAGTAGCAATTTTAGCTACACGTTTAGTTAATTCAGGTTGCAAACTTGCTTGTGTTAAATCGGTCTTAGGGTCTAATGCATCTAGTATTTCTCTGCCTTCTAGTATAGCTTTGTCTGCTTCTATCTCTTTAAATGGGTCATGAACATCACCTAGTTCTTTGGATGTAGCACCTTCTGCTTTTAGTTTCTCTGCGTTCTTCTTTAGTAATGCTTCTTTAGCTTGCTTCTGTAACTTAATAGAACGTTCAGCACCTACTGTACCAAGTTTACCCATACCTAGTGCAGTTAAACCACCTAATCCTGCTGTTATACCACCTGTTAATACAGCACCCAATCCTATTTCTGATGCTCCAGCTTTTTCTTCACGGATTGCCGCAGCTACATCTATTTCTGAACCCCCACTAACAGCATAAGCACCTGCTCCTGCTCCTGCCGCAGTTTCTACTGCAAGAGGTGCAGCACTAGCTTTTAATCCTAGCTTCATTGATTGTCTTTTAACTTCTGCTTTGGCTGCTTCTTCAGCGGCAGTTTTAGTTAAGCCAGATTTAATACCTGCTTTAGTTGTATCTAAGAATAGTTTTTTTATAGCACTAGTAGCACCAAATTTAGCAACAGCAGTTGCACCAAAACCAAGATAAGTAAGAGGGTCTCTAAGCAAAGCTGAACCATAGTCTGCTATACCATCAAACCAACCTGTACCACCTTCTTCATAGAATGAAGGTAGCCTTTCTATATCACGGAATACTGCACCAAAGTTTGCTTTATCTTTTTCTGAAGCACTACGAGTCCAATCTACCTGACCCATGATGTCAAGTGTATTTGTATTTACATCACGGTAGTGTTCAATAAATCTATCAAGAAACTCTTGGTCACTTTCACCTTCTCTTTGACCCCCTTCTTCTCCAAAGCGAGATGCCATGTACGAATTAGCAGTGGCTAAGAAACGTGTGTCCTTAACAAAGTCATCATATGTTTTGGTTTTTTCAGTATCGTATGTTTCACGAGCATATTCTATGTCATCGGCTTTACCATACAATTCAGCTAGGGGAGTAGCTTCTTTAGGTGTAGTTGTAGTAGTAGTAGGAATAGCTTCTTCTTTAATAGGCTCTTCCTCTTCCTCTTGGTCAAAGATAGAGTATATATTATCTTCTTTATCATCTTGTGTTTCAATAGAGGAAGTAGTAGAAGAAGTAACCTTATCCTCTTCCTCTTCCTGTTGGTCAAAGATGGAGTATATGTCTTCTTTTTCTACCATTATCTATTTCTTCTTTTCTTTTTCTTTATTGGTTTTGGATTTCCATCTCTGTAATGAGTATCCCCATACTTTTCATCCCATGCATCTTCATCATCAGAATCAAAGAAGCTACCATCATCAGGTCTTGGGTCTACTTTCTCTATTACACTTTCTTCTTTCTTTTCTTTATATAGATTACTTATAGAGTCACTCTCTTTCTTCTTTGTCTGTTTACTTTGCTCAAAGTTTTTAAAAGTTTCTTCTACTAGATTCTTTATGTTTTCATTATAATCATCTGCACTTATTCCTTCAGGCTTTGGATATGCTTTTATTATAAATTCATGTAGCTTCTCTTTTTTTATACTAGGGTTTATGTTCTTTAAACCTACCACTACACTTAAACTTAAGTTTTTATTTTCCTCAACTAACTGTTGAGCTTTACTAGACCCTATCTTTTTAGTTATTTTAGTTTCACCACCTGATATTTTCTCCTGCTCTTCATCCATTATATTATTATAAATATCATTTAGTTCAGGGTCAGATTGAATTACCTTTAATCCATTTGAACTTATTCCACCCGGATTTCGTATTAAGTTATTAACAAAGTCAGTTTTATATTGTGATACTTTTTGTTTTTTAAACTCTTCTTTCTTTTCTAAGTCAGTTATAATTTTACCATCATCGCCTGTAACAATATCCTGTTTAAATCTGTTCTCAATACCAGCTAAACCATTCTTCAATGTAGTTTGATAAAAACCTACAGTGGCTTGCCCTTTGGTTTTATTCTGTTCTTTAGCTATTTTTAAGGCTAGACTATTGCTTTCCTCAAACTCATTAAGAGTAGCTTGTTTTTCTAAAGCTTTAGTATGTTCAGGCGTACCTACTTTATATTGAGTTAAGTCTCTAAGTATATTAGCTTTTTGTTGGTCTACTGACTTAGCATCTGTATTTATCTTACTTAAGTCTAAAGTACCTGTACCATATGTACCACCCGGTTCTATAGCTGTAGGTACTGCATCTAGAAGACCTGATTCTACATACTGCTTTCTAGCTTTAGCATACATATTTCTGTACATAGTAGTACCCATATCTAAACCAAAAGCTGATTCTGTTTCACCTTTCTTACCAAAAGAAGGCTGTGCAATCTGTGCCATTTGTACAAGGCTGTTAGTAGTATCTTCAATACCCTTAAGTCCGACATCATTTTCACTCTTAGTAAACTTATATATCTCATTTACATCTTGTTTATTATCCTGTGCTTTAGCAAAGTACTGTGACATCTTAGCTACGTGAGCATCACCACCTGCTACAATAGCTCTAGCTTTATTCCATCTGTCAGGGTCATTACCAAAGTAAGATACAATAGAATTAAGTTGCTCTTGCACTTTCTTTTTATTAGCTTTATATTCTTTTCTATTAGCAGCAGTTTCAGCTACATGTCTATCAAGTATAGTACGAGTACGAAGCTTTACTTCATTCTCTTGTGCTTCTATATCTTTTGTTATTTGGTCTGCTGCTCCACCTAGAGCTGCCATAAAATTAAAACCCATTAAGCTCTCCTTGCCATTAAACCTGTTTGCTCAGGTATTGGTTCTTCTTCTTGTTCTTCATCTTCCCTTGGCTCTTCTTCCATAGAGCCTTCTTGTTGATTCTTTAATTCGTTAAGTGCTGATGACATTACAGCATCGCTAGGTCTATCTGTTTGTTCAGGCTCATCACCCATCTTATAATTAGTATCTGTATTTTCAGCTAGATACTTCATCATCTCCATAAGTATAGGCATCACTAATACACCTACATCTATACTATGTACTCCCTGTAATACAGCACCTAACTGCATAGAGTTAGCTATAGTGCTAATAGGTATACCTGATTCAAGAACAGCCATAAGTTCTTCAACTACTTCTTGACTATCAAATCTTTCTAAATACCATTCCATAGCTTCTTCTATAGTAGCATACTGTGGGGGTGACTGCCAAGGTCTGCCACCTAACTCTGATGTTAGATGTTGCCCGGGAATTGGTCTACTAAGTGAAGGTTGTGGTGCTTCAGGCATTGTAATTCCTTATATCATTTACATATCTAGCGACACGCATAGCTACATCTGTCTTAGGGTCAGCCTTACCAATACGTTTAATTGAATTACTACGTGTTAATAGACCACCTGACATTTCTTTCTTAGGTTCTTCTTTTTGTTCTTGTATCTTTCTATATATACTTATTGCTGGGTTATTATCCAAAGAGTCCTCCTCCACCACCAAACATTGAGCCTGTTACAAACTTACCTATAAGACTACCAAATGCAGTAGAAGATGCTGTATCATCTTTCATCTTCTGTATATCGGTAGCACTATCAGCTTGAAGTTGAGCCATTGCTAATTCAATAACACGACTTCTTTCATTCTCTGCTGATGTCCATGCCCACTCCATAGTGTCTCCATAATACTGCCATAGGTTATTATAAGCCTGATTACTTATACCTAATATATTCTGTGCATTTAATTCGTTAGCACGATTAGTGTTAGCAGTAGCTTCTGTTGCTAACTGTCTTCTCCATTGAGCATTACTCTGTGCTATAACTGTTTGATTCTGTGCATTAAATTGGTCACGTTGATTATTAATCTCTGCATTAAATCTTTCTATTGTATTAGCCTGACCTGCATTAAATTGTTCTTGTGCGTTCATTTGTGTAGCATTAAACTGATTAGCTTGTTGTCCTAATGATGCAAAGAATTGGTCAACCTGATTCTGTGATGTAGCATTAAATTGTCTACTAGCATTTTCAGCGGCTTGGTCAGTAAATAAAGACTGTACTTGTTGCTGTGCTCCAAACATATCCATCTGCTGTTGATTAGATAAGTTAGCCATGTCCATCTGTAAGAATGACTGTGCATTTTGTACAGCAGACTGTTGCCTATTACTTAGATTAGACATATCCATGTTAGCTAAAGCAGATGCTTCGGCTATAACTATAGCTTGCTTATTATTTAAGTTAGCCATATTCATAGTCTGAGCAGCACGAGAGTTTTCTAATGCTACTTGTTGTTCAGCAGTAAAGTTTCTATTAGCTATGTCAGCTATCTTAGCAGAGTTCTGTACCCTTGCTTGAAACGATTGGTCAAACTCTTGACCTATAAACTGTGCTCTCTGTTGAGCTGCAAGCATAGCTCTTTGTTGTCTGTTAGATAAATTAGCTGATTCAAATGAAGCTTGTACTTGTGCATCTGCCTGTGCTATAGGAAGTGCTGACTCTAAAGCTGCTTGAATCATAGCTTGTCCTGCCATACTAGATGCACCTAAACCTCTGTTAGCCATCTGTGCTTGTACTGCACGTAATGAACCTGCTGCCCATGAGGGTGGATTGCTTGCATCAAAGTTTGCAGTAAGTGTAGCAAGCTGTCCTGCTACTGTAGCTTTTTCTGTAGGAGTAGCTGAAGCAGCTTGAATCTGTTCGGCATATGCAGAAGCTGTCTCTGCGTTTGCTACACCTGTTACTAATTCACCTGATTGTATTTGTCTTTGCACAGGATTAACCATCTGTGTAGCTGTGCCTTGTGCCGCATTTAAATCAGATACAGAACTTGCAATCTGTTGTTGTGCTGTTGATTGTGCTTGTGTACCTACAGTTCCTTGAGCAGCATTAAGTGTATTAATAGCTTCAGTTACTTGAGGTGATATAGCTTGTGCCTGTAGTTGATTAGCATTAGTAGTTGCTTGAGGTATAGCTGTGGTTGTACCTGCCTGTGCTGTGGGTAATGCCACCTG